CTATTTCAAAATCTCTGTTCCGTCCTTAAACCTAAAAACCAATTTACCATCCGGTTGAACCACAACCTTATCAATTGCGGCTATCCATATCCGATCATCAAATTCTAGAAGCGCTTCCTGACAGCTTTTAAGATTCTGAATAAATCCATTAAGCATTAAGCTTTTGCTTTGCCGCTCCCGTTTCAGTTCCTCAAGCTCGGTCATGCGCTCCAAAGCCTTGCGATGCCGCTCCAGGTAGCCATTGTTCCGCTCGTGCCATTCCTCCTGATTGATGGCAGTATGGGCGTTTTCGTAAATGGCCTTTCTGGAAAGCTCGGCGATCACTTCAAGTTCACGGTGCAGTTCATTAAGTTCTGCATCGATGTCCGAACAATCGCAAAGGGTCTCTTGAGCTAAGCGGCAGTTGGCGATCAGTTCTTCCCGGTATTCCAAAACGGAATTGAAGGCTTCGAGGAATCTTTCCTTTACTTCCTCTTCCGTGACATGAGGGGTGCTGCACTTGGCTTCACCCTTATATTTCTCATTGCATCGCCAGATCACTCGGCGGTATTTAGTATTTGAGCTCCAGACCTTTGAACCGAAAAATCCGCCACAATCACCGCACACGAGCTTTGTTGACAGCGGGCTTTGGCATGCAGCTGGTCGTCCCAGCTTCTTACGGCGCTCAAGCTCTGCCTGGACTGCATCAAACTCATCAGGCTCTATAATAGCTGGGTGGCTGTTCTGAACATAGTATTGGGGAATCTCACCCTCGTTGTCCTTAATGGTTTTAGTGAGAAAATCAACCGTGAAGCGCTTCTGCAATAATGCATCGCCCTTGTATTTTTCATTTGTAAGGATAGAATTCACAGTGGCGACCTGCCACTGTTTTTTTCCACCGGGGGAAGGGATACCGCTGGTTGCGAGGTGCTTGGCTATCGCAGAGGAGGTTTTGCCCTCCATGAATAGACGATATATCAGACGGACAAATTCCGCTTCGCTTTCAACTATCTTAGGGGTGCCATCCTCACCCTTTTCATATCCGAGGAATCGCTTGTAAGGCATGCTGACTTTCCCGTCAGCAAACCGCTTGCGCTGGCCCCAGGTCACATTTTCGGAAATTGAGCGGCTTTCTTCCTGGGCAAGAGAGCTCATAATCGTTATGAGCAGTTCTCCCTTACCGTCAAAGGTATAGATGTTCTCCTTCTCGAAGAACACCTCAACGCCCTTTTCTTTAAGCTTGCGAACCGTCGAAAGGCTGTCCACCGTGTTCCGAGCAAAGCGGCTGACCGATTTGGTGACGATTAGGTCAAGCTTGCCGGCTAAAGCATCCGCGACCATTTTATTAAATCCGTCGCGTTTTTTTGTGTTGACTGCACTGATACCTTCATCTGTATACATCCCGGCAAACTGCCAATCAGGACGCTCATTAATGTACTTGGTGTAGTAGTCGACCTGAGCCTCATAGGAGGTCAGCTGCTCTTCGCTGTCCGTGGAAACCCTAGCATAAGCAGCGGCTCTTCTTTTGGCGGACGGATGTATACTCTGAGCAGAGGTGCGCTGAATAGTCGCGGGTATAACTCTTATATTTGACGCCATTATCAGCACCTCCTTTTCACATGATTTCGGGCAGCTTCCCGCATTTCAGCAGTCCAGCTTTCGCTGCGTGATTTGTGCTGCCAGAGCTTTTCGACTGTGTGTCCATCATAAAATACAAATATCAGCTTGCCTGGCTCCGGCACCAAAATCTCTGAAATGCTATTTTCAAAACTGTCTACATCGAATTTATCCAAGCCAAGCACCTCCGTACTCAGCGAATAAAGTATATATTCGGGTATCTGCTTTGATGCACAAGCTACTTTCCCTTCCTGTAGATATGCGGAGCAATACCAAGCAGCTTTACCTTTTCGATCCTTTCGTTTGTAGTTTTTGCCGCACACCTCACAACGAATGATGCCGCTAAATGGATACCGGTTGCGGGAACCGCTCTTGGTTTTACAGCGGATTCTCCTTTTTTGTAAAACGGCCTGTGCTTTATCAAAGGTCTCCTGATCGATAATTGCCGGATGCGTTTCCTCTGCATAGTATTTTGGCAATTGACCTTTGTTCCAGACCAGCTTTTTCGATAAATGGTCTGCTACGAACTTCTTCTGGAGAAGAGCGTTCCCTGTGTATTTTTCATTTTTGATGATTTCAAGCACGCGGTCACTCCGCCATTCACCCCCGAAAACTCTTGGTACCTCCATTGCCCGTAGCTTTTCAGCAAGCTTTGTACCGCCCATGCCGCCAATATAGTCCTCGAAAACCATACGAACAATGGCAGCCTGTTCAGGTTCGATTTCCACCTTGCCCTTAACGATCTGATAACCGAACATGAACCTGAGGTTTGCTAGGTCACCATTCTCAAACCGCTTGCGAATGCGCCATTTGCAGTTTTCACTTGCTGAGCGGCTTTCTTCCTGTGCATAGCTTGCAAGGATCGTCAGCATCAGCTCACCGTCCCCGCTCATGGAGTGAAGGTTTTGTTCCTCAAAGAACACATCTACATCCATGCTTTTAAGCTCTCGTACCGTTTCAAGCATGTCAACGGTATTGCGAGCAAAGCGTGAAATGGACTTGGTAAGCACCAGGTCTATTTTTCCATCTCGGCAATCAGCAAGCAGCCGCTTGAACTCCGGTCTATTATCCTTTGTTCCGGTCACAGCCTCATCGGCATATATGCCAATATAAAGCCAGCCGGGGTGTCGCTGAATATAATCGCTGTAATGACTCACTTGGGCCGCCAGGGAATGGAGCATTTCATCCTTTCCGGAGGATACCCTTGCATACGCGGCGGCCTTTGTCAGAGAAGGCATCGCCGCGATTATTTTTTCCTTCTTTATAATAGTCCTTTTCAATAATTCTGCCTCCTTTCTCAATTACATATATCACTCTAAAAGCCTCTAATAGCAAGGACTTTCAACGGTATATACTGCCTTTTGGAAGGCCATATTTATCGGCAAGGAGTGCCTCCAGCTTTGCAAATTCTTCCTCACTGAGGAGACCTGCAGCAAGCCATTTTTCAAAGACTGATACGGCTACACGGTAATGAATGAGCGCCTGATGCTTGTTCATCCCTGCACCGCCTTTGACTTGCCATAGCAGGCTCGAGAGCAGAATTTGCGCTCCCGTTTGCCGTAGCCTTCAAACACTCGGCCGCAGGTCTGACAGGTGAATAGCCGCATGCTTTTGTGGGTTACCGCCTCGGGGTGAGCATTCCACCAGGCCAGCCGGCACTGATCCGAGCAGTATTGCTTTTGCTTTTTTCCGATTATCTGCTTAAGCGGTGCACCACACTGCCGACAGAAGGTTTCGCTTACGGGCTCTGAGGCTGGTAGCGCAACACCGCCAAGGTTATTTCTGCGACAATAGGATTTGACGGTATTATCCGATATGCCAAGCAGCTCAGCGATTCTGCTATAGCTTTGGCCTTCCTCTCGCAGCTGTTGAATTGCTTCCTTTTGCTGATGGTTCATTTGCTATGCCTCCTTCCTTCTGAAGGCAGCACGGCCTTCAAAGTAAGCCAGGAGGCAGGGCAAAATCGGACGGTTTGGTGTGCAAAAAAAGAAAAAGGCCCATAGAACGAAGATAATCTCCGCTCTATGGGCCTAAAATATATTCTGATCAATTATATTTAATGTAGCCGTCAAAGCCTGCTGCCTTGAGTTTTTTGAGAGTCGCTTCCGCGTTACTCTTTACGGAAAATGCTCCGACCTGAACGCGGTAGTACTTCTTTTCAGATCCAGAGGATTCTGCTGTTGTCGCGGATGCCAAGAGTAGCTTCCCAACCTCTTCACGAAAGCTATCCATGCTCTTGCCGTGCTTCGGAAACCAGTGCATCACATCGCTGTGGTTGCTGGCAATGCCAAGGGTAGCTCCTTCGCTGTGGCAGATAATGTTCTTTTCGGTAAGTCCATACTGCTTGCAGAGGTACGCACATAGCTCAACGGCTTCTTTGTAAACGGCAGAAAAAAACGAGGCGTCCGCAAGACCATCCTCGCAAATTTCAAAACTGATATGCGTGTCGTTGCCAGAACCTTTTGCACCGCTACCGCAATGCCAGCCCCTGTGATTCCATGGCAAGGTTTGATAAGTGGCGATGTTTCCGTCATCTAACTTGCCGATGAAACCATGAACACAGACCTGCCGGCCGTCCGGTTTGTCTTGATTCCAGTGGTTATTGTACTGATTCTTGCCGAGCAGACCATCGTCCGGTCCGACATAGCGTTTGAGATTAGGGTTGTTTGCCCCGGTGGAGTGGACCATGATGCCCTTTGGCGTAATGGTTCTGCCTGCCTTATAGCAGGCATTATTCGTCAGAAGTAGCTTGTGCAGATTCATTTACTTGTCCTCCTTATTCAGCTGTTCCAAGACCGTTTTGAGTTTTTCGGGAATAGGCAGACCGATTTTTGCCGTATTCTCAATGATGCTGATCCCTTCATTAGATAAGTAGAAGAAGATGACAGCGGTTCTTACGGCGCTTCCGGTTTGGATAAGCTGGGAATCGACGATATGTGCCACTGCTACCAGTGAAAAAATCAGAACCTTCTTGAAGATGCCCCGAAAGCCCACTTCGCTTGAAAGGCGCTTTTCCAGGATGGCGACCATGATCCCAGTCAGATAGTCGATGACCACAAAGGCTACCAAGCCATATAGGAAGCCATCCCAGCCACCCAGGAAGTAGCCGATGTATCCGCCGACAGCGGCAACGACAAGTTGAAGCGTGTTAATAATGTCCTTCATTTGTTAACCTCCCTTGATAAAATAAAAAAGAGCCATTTGGCTCCAAAGCAACGTTATTTATTTCAACTATCCAAAGATAGATAATGAAACTACAGGACAGTCGATGTAGCCTCCGTCCAAGTCCTCACAGGTCAGTCCGATAAACAAGTTTGTAATTTCAGTAGGGTCCGAGGCTGCTACAGAGGCATTGGCTGTTGTACTGGTTGGTTCACAGGCATTTGCACAGAAGGCATAGTTTTCGTCAAGCAGCTCGTTGGCAAAATTAATCACATAGTAACCCGTACCAATATCGGAAATCGAATGAATACCGCCGCCTCTTCTGATTGCACATCTTCTCAAGGTGATGCTTCCACTGGTTGTCAAAGAGGTTCCAGCTACGTATTTAAATGTGTCCTCGGTAACCTCTGTAATTTTATAGGCTCCATCTACACCTGTCCCGGAGCTAATATCGGCGTAAATCATATGTCCAACCTTGTAACCGTGTCCTGCCAAGGTTACCGTTACTGTAGTTCCGCTTTGTGCATAGGTAACGGTTACATTTGCATTGGTAATCCCATTAAAGGTCACCCACGCTAGACAGCCGCCAATTGAACTGCCTCCGCCGCCGGTCACAAACTCAAGACCGCTGCCATCTGCTTTGACTGCTACCACCTTGGTTCCTTGCCCTAGGTAGTTATCGGGAGTATCCGTCAACGCTAAAAAGTCATGCGTGTGATCTATCTCCGAATAAATGCCGGTATGCTGGTGGTTTGCATCTGCCTTGGTTGCAAGCATGGAGTTTACTTCCGAGGTGGAATAACCACCGCTGCTGGAAGGGGCCACGGATAAAACATCAGATCCGCTGTATTGGGACATCCGCTCAACTTTTTGGTTCAGCTTGATCTCATGCTCCAGCATCATGTTATGGAGCTCTAGTGTATAAGACAAAGCCCCAGTGTCGTCATCCTCGCTGACCGTGATGCCTCGAACTCTCAGCACGCCATCAAAGCCGGTGTCATCAGAGCCTTCCGGCGCGATTTTCCAGCCAATCCAGTCGCCAATCAGGTAGGTTTCAAAGGGCTTCATCCGGTTGCCCTGGTCATCGTAAAATTTCGTAACGGTTCCCTGGATACCCCAAGTCGGATAGGCGACTCGATTTAGATATGCCTGCCCGTATTCGCTCAAGCCCTCTTGAATGTTGCTTGCGGATAAATATCCCTCGCGTCTTCCATAGGAAGCTTGGCTTGCGGAATGCGAAGCAATCGCCAATAGCTTGTCTCCGCCTTCAACGAGCACCTCGTTCACCAAGCCCGTCGCGTCGCTTTGGTTCTGATGACTGATTACCGCTTGCCCCGGTCTGTACACTACCGTTTCATGCAGGTCTAAGCCTCTGGTTTTATAAATCTTGAGCACAAGCTCGGGCGTCATTTCGATATCAAAGTATCCAAGGCCCTCGGTAAACTTCGTTGCAACCTCCAATATCGGGGTTCCGACATGAAAGGACAGATTAATATTCTCCGTGAAGGTATTTCCTAAGCTGTCTTTATCATCCTCCCAGTTCACGGTTACCCCTACAAGTCCGCCTCTTGACTGCGCTTCCAATATTAGCGTCCGAAGGACCTTGCTTGCGGTACCGGTAAACTGCCTGTCTAAAACAGGAGTACCCATTTCCTCCGGATAGACCACTGCCCAGCCAAGCATGGAGAGGACTCCGCGCCCGCTGACATCTATGATCTGCTGCTCGCTGGAATCCACATAGTTTGGTTTTCTTGCTTCAATGATCCACTTGAACAGCGGATTCCCATCGAGCTTTACCAGTACCAGGTTGTCATCAGCAATATAATCTCGGTTTCCACCGATATCGTCATAGCGACTTATCCTGAAGCTTCCGCTTCCGGGGTTGTTCTGCACCATTTGGAATGCCTTACCCCAAGCACCATCAAGCTGCTTCACGAGCACATTTGGATTGGTTCTGTCGCAGATAAAAAGTTCAATGCCCACATCGTCTGCAGGCAACCCAGCATAAACCTCAAAGCCTATGGAATTACTGTCTTGAAGCATCGGCTCCGTCAGCTGGACCTTAATCGGGCCAGTTGTAGCGGAAAGAGGAAGCTGGAAGGTAATCTCTGTCCATGACCATTCAAGCACGTTGCATAGCATGTCATTGATATAGACAAAGCCTCCGTAGCTTCTCAGATACCGGTCTGTATTGCCGAGGTCTGCCGCCGTATGTGTATAGCCAAAGCCGCTGCCTTGTATGGTCAGCACAGAACCCGCCTGACCCCTGGTTACTGAAATTGAGTTGATCCACGGAAATGGAGGATCATCGGTCACATTTAGCTCGGTGTAAATTGTCCTTGTCGCTCTCAGCTTACCGAATGACCGGTTCGCTGGAACATAGAGCGTTCGCCTTTCTCTTGACTTTCCAAAGCCCACGTTCTCTTGAACATAGAGAGTCCGTTTATTCCGCTGCTTGCCAAACTGCCTGTTTTCCAGCAACGTGAAAAAACGAGGTAAGGGAAAGGGTCCACCCATCAGATTGAAGGTGTTTGGCGTGCTCCAACCGGTGTCAACTCCAAGGGCTTCATTGATGGCCCTTGCTCTCCAATACAGGAAGCCGTCATAAACATCATACGGCTCGAAGGTCGTCAGCTCGCCGCAAGGCAGCGCCGAGACTGTGTTGGACCGATAGTTCATCCCGCTGAACATGGTGGTTCTGTCTATTTCAATCGTAAGGTCAGCTACCGCAGCTAAAACCAGCTGCATCTCCATAGTGAGCAGTGACGGTGTAACCTCAATATCCGAGGTGGCAAGCTCCTGCTTAATCCACAGGAACTTGCCGGTCATGTTATCATTTTCTGCGATTACCGGACATTGGGCACCATTTGTTGCAGCAGTATAGGAAGAAGGCGGTGTTTCATCAGTCGTTAAGGCGCAGCTAATGGCTAAGCTTGTTCCGGCAGGCATCTCGCCAAGCGTCCACTGCAGGACTTCGTTCCCATAGGCTGTCCCGCTTAAAGCAATAGGACCGACTATCCGGTGACCACTGCTGTAAAAGTCAAAGCCATAAGGAACGCCCTCAAGCAGCTCCACTTCCGAAACTGAGGTGTCTGTGCCACTCTGGTTCGAGCTGATGTTCAACCGATAGTAAAGGTAGGAAGCGGGAGATGAAATAGTAAACTCCTTGCGTTCATTCGTGCTCCAGGAAGTTACTCCAGACTGTGTATCCAGAGCGGTCCAGTTCGTGCCGTCATTGCTGCCTTCAAAGGTCCAGTCCTTCGGGCTGTCGATCAAATAGGCATCGTTTCTTGCCCTAATTGAATATCCGGCAACAATCTTTGCCGATGCCAAGGTCACCGAAAGGATACCTGACGTCGCAGCCACGCCCCAGCGTGTGTCGCTGTCGTTATCGAAAGCTCTCCAGCCTTCATAGCCTGTTCCAAGATTACCGCTGTCGGTTACCGTGACAGATTCTGTGGTTTCTGAGGTCATAAGCGGAACACAGTCCGCTCCCGGAGTATAGCCTTCCGGAGTTGAGTTGGGGTCCTTATCTAGCTGCAGTCCTAAAAAGGTCAGCACACTATCTACATAGTCTTCACGGGTAACAACCTGAATGAAGGCTCCGGTTTCATCGAAGTCTGCTTTTTCAAGCTCTTCAAAGGTCCGCACCCACTTTGCCGTCAGGGCCAGGCTGCTGGTTACTGCTTCGTTCTGAGGCGTGATCAGCCTTATTCTATCCGGCATATTATCGCCTCCTCATTACGACCAGCTTCCGATTGTTACCTCAAGCCTTGGCGCTCGCGGACCGAGCAGCTGAGTGGGAGGCGGGATCGTGTTCTTGATAATAATGCTGCTGCTTGTCCCCTGCGGGGCAAGAGAGGTGATTGTCGCGCCGGTCACCCAGGTAGCGCCTTCGTCCATGCTGAAGGTAAAGTCAGTGTCAATGAGTGACAGCGTCAGGTTGTTGGCAATCTTTGTCGTGCTGCTGTTAAACAGCTTGAGCCTATGCGTGACCGTCGTGCCTTCCGGCCTGTCACCGAAATCAAGATCCCTGATAAACTCCGGGTCGCCGACTTCATCATCGTCCAAAAACAGGACATCATCCGGTATTTGTCCCTCGGCTTTTACGCCGTAAACATGCAACGCATAGATATATGCATTTGAGTAATAGGATGACTTAAATCGAACCCTCAAAACCTTTATGGCTTCTGAAAAAGTACATGGTTGAATGCTATCTCTCCATATATCATCGTCCATCATTACTAATGGAATAGCGCCATTAGGTAATGTTGCGTCTATCCAAGTACCATCAAGCCCATTTGTACTATCTGCACTTCCTGCTACGGTAACTGACATTGTTGCTCCGTAATCAGATACCATTTTGTGTATCATGCCGAGACCAGCGACAACATATTTTTCGGGCAGAAATATCCACACCGTACGTGCTCCGCCAGAACTATTCCAGCCAACTGACATTACTGAGCTTGTGTTTCCAATTCCGTTCAAAGCAGCCATCTGTTCTGTGGTCAGAGCCGTTGTTACATCATTGATATCATTTCCATAGTAGACAGAACCACCGCCTACGTCGTATTCGAACTTTCGTCCGGGTAAGGTTGGATAGGGCATTTGCTACACCTCCTAATAAAAGGCAGGGTAATACTCAAGCGTAACCCTGCCGCCAAGCGTATCTGTTTCAAGCTCCATGCTGTTGTTTCCCGCATTGAGGATCATCCAGTAGGCATCGCCGCCATGCTTGACGATTGAGATCATATTCTCATCGCCCTGCAGACACGTGTAATATTTTGTATCTAAAACCACTGCTTCTCCGCTTGCAATTGTTCCAAGGTACTGAAGCCAAACACCATTACTCTGATTTCTAAGAACCGGATTGCTCAGCGGGCCTTCCAGGGTGATAACCATTGCCGTTGAGGGGGCAGAGCCTTCATTGGCATGCGTCCAGGCAAAGGGAGCGGATGTCACCATTTTTGTGTCCGTAGTCTTATTTATTCCATAAAAGAAAGGGTCGGACAGTTCAAGCTCCAGGGCAAACTTGGCATAGCCGGGATTCTTCCTAACGAAATTTATCTCTGAGCAAAGCTCGGCTTGCGCCTGCCGGATTTCTCCGTGTCGCATCGTGCGATTGAGTGCATGAAGGCCCGGATTGCCGATGGCTTTCAGGAACGCATCGATATTATTATCCAGTTCAGCCCGGTCTGTTCCTTTAACCCACATAGAGAGGACAAGCTTTCTTCTGTCGAAGCGTTTCTTTATCCAGCGCTTGCCGTGCTGGAATGGGACCTGCAGATCGCTGCCCCTGAGTTTAGGAATACCGATCCCTTCAATAACAGCTTCCACGTCCCATTTTCCTCTTGAGCTTAGAGCACAGCCGTTAAACGACCAATTTTCATTCAAGTTACATGCACCTCCTTAAGCCAAGCCATACGAATGCTTCAGCAGGGTGGTTCGTATGCTGTCTGAAGCGGCTTCCGGCTTTGGATTATTGATTACTATTTCATATTTGTTTTCCATGTTTCCGGCCTGCGCTATAGAGGAAGCCGCATTTGAGGCTGAGGCAAATCGATTGACCGCATCGACGTCGATGTTCAGCCCGCCAAACTCTGTCGGGATTGCCTTTTTCATATCCTCTTCAACAAGCTTCATAGCATCGGCAAAACCAACACCGATACCGGCACCCATGTTTTCCCCAATTCCAGCGAATACCGTCGAAGGTGAGTGGATACCTAGCAGATTTTTAGCCCCGTCCACAATGCCGGAAAAGAAGCCGCTTATTTTATCTCCAAGCCAACTACCCATGGATTTTATGCCATCCCAAAGCCCGGAAACAATATTCTTTCCGATTTCGAATACCGAACCGACCGCTTCTCCTAAGCCCGTTACAATAGCAGCGATAATTTCCGGCAGCTTTGCTACAAGCTGAGGTATCGCTTTGATTAAACCGAGCGCAAGCTGGACGGTAAGCTCGATCCCCATCTGAATAATGGCAGGCAGATTATCGGTGATGAAATTGATAATCGTCATAATGATCTGCGGCAATGCTTCCATCAGCTGAGGCAGGGCATTTAGGAGACCCTCTGCTAAACCCTGAATAATTGAAAAGGCTGCAGCGAGGATCATGTCGAGGTTATCTATCAGTCCAGTGACAATTGTGATCACCGCACCAACCGCAGCGGGGATCAACTCCGGCAAGGCTGTGCCAATGCCTTCTACAAGTGCGGTTATAAGCTGCACCGCCGCCTCAATAAGCAGAGGAAGGTTATCAATAAGCGCCTCGACAATGGTCATTACCGCATCAACTGCAGCGGGTATCAGCTCCGGCAACAGGCTTAAAATAGTCTCCAGCACCTGGGTGAACAGTTCTGTGACGGTACTAAGCAGGGTTGGAAGCAGCTCACCGATTGCAGCAAGAATCGCATCCATTGCCATAGGGAGGGCAGATACGATATTTTCAATAACCGGTACGATGTTTTTCACCACTGCCTGAAAAGCGTCCACTAAATTCTGTGTCAGGTTCGTCATGTCGGCATCGGCATTTCCAAGCCCTGCTGTGAAGGAGCCGAGTGCAGCCTGCAACAACCCTATGGAACCGGATATGGTCTGCGTAGACTCGCGGGCAAAGTTGCCAGCATATTGCTCCGTGTTTTCAAAGAACATCTGCATTGCGATTTCGGCTTTTTCAGCATTAGTTGCAGAGGCCCAGGTGAAGTCCAGCCCTTTGGCGAGCGCATAAGCTTGGATGTTTGTGGCGTTCATGGAGACACCGAGGTTGTCCATCATGGTGAAGTTGCCCTTCGCCGCACCAGCCACGGATTCCATGGCCATAGACATATCGATGCCCATGACCGAGGCCATATCCGCCGCCCGCTGCATGGCCTTTTCGGTCAGGTCAAGGCTCTTTTGCTGTTCAATTCCGGAGCCTTGGAAGAGCGCTCCCATCTTGTTGGCGGTCGCCAGGTAATCGCTTTGCGATAAGCCCAGGTTTTTATACGCTTCCTCGCCGGTTTTCTGAATAGAAGCGGCGTATTCACCGAACACCGCTTCTGAGCCGCCAAGGTTCTGCTCCAGCTCACCGAACTGCTGCACAACCTCCTTGCCCAGCTTGAAGGCTGCTGCGCCGGCTGCAAGCGCTACAGTACCCATAGCTGCGCCGACGCCCTTTAAAATGCCGCCCAGCTTATCAAATTTACCGCCGGAATTTTCGGCCTCATTTCCGGATTTCTTTAGTTCATCGCCGAGCTTATCCGCTTCTTCGGCAGACTGTGCCAATTCACGCTCCATGCCGTTGAGCTCGGCTTTGGCATTGTTAAGCTGAACGGCCCAGTTCTGGGTACGGCGGTCATTTTCACCAAAGGAATCCGAGGCGTTCTTCAGCGCCTTTTGCAGGGTTTCGATTTTATCCTTCTGCGCATCAATCTGCTTGGTGAGCACCTCATTTTTGGCGGTGAGGGATTGGACGCTGCTTTCGTTTTTGCCGAATTCAGACTCGACCAGCTTCATCTCGGAGCCGAGCACCTTAAAGGACTGGTTGATATCTGAAAGGGCTCGTTTAAATTCCTTTTCACCCTCGACACCGATTTTCAGTCCAAAGTTATCCGCCATATTCTCACCACCTCCTTAGATTCCATTGGGTATGATTTCGTCGATGTAATACTCGCGTTTTGCTTTCGCAAGTCCGTTGAACTGTTTGTAAACCTCCCACTGATCCAGCAGATGGCCTATTGGCATCAGCCAGACCTCCTGCTCGGAGCGATGCAGGAGGGATACGCCATAAAAAATCAGCCGGGCAAACAACTCCTCGTCGCTTACCCGACCGGTGCGTTTTTTGAGTCTTCTTCCTCGCTTTCAACCTCGCGCTTCGTGCCTTTATACATGGCTTCCATAATGGCGTTTTTGTAATCCGCCAGCTCGAAGGGCGAGGTCAGTAATTCGACTGCCTCTTCAGTAAGAAGGGTTTTCTTCTTTGAAGGACTCTGTAGGTTGTGTACCAGTACTGATTGATTGGCAAGCAGTGTTATAAGCCACACCACTTCGTCCAGAGCCATTTCAAAGTTCTCGGTTTTCATGAGCTTTTCGCCCAAATTAGAAAGACCGCCATATCTCTTAGCGATCTCCTTAGTAGCCTTGGTGGTTAGAAGCATTTCATATTCCTGACCGCCGATAGTTATAACTGCGCTTCGTTCTTTATCCATTTACTAACCCTCCAACCTTATACAGCGGCGAACATAGGCTCATAGACCTGCGAGTACCAGCCGGTAATGACGGATGCCGGAACGCTTGCATCGTCCTCATTGACCTCGGACTTCCACGGGTGCTTGCCGTTATCGTCGAGCTTATTCCTGCGCAGCACGGTACCTTCAATGGTTGGTGTAGAAAAGGTAATGGAATCACCCTTCGTTGAGAGGTTTGTTGCCGGGATACCGAATACCACGCGGTAAAGCCAGAAATAGCGGTAGTTGCCATTCGCTTTCTTAGCCCGAAAACCGACTGCGACGGGACTGCCACCATCCTCGCTGCCGGAAATAACGACATGGTTGTCATCGAGGGTTGCTCCGGTCAAGTCTCCTGCAGCTGTCACGCCTATATCATCGATCCCAAGGGATAGAGTACCGTTTTTAAATTCCTTGACGATTTCAGCTGCACTATCATCTGCATATAGGGTTGCTTCCGCGAGCTCAACAGACAGATCCGCTTTCATCGCCTTTGCAAGAGAAATGGGCGTGCCGTAGGTTTCATTGCCGCTCTCATCCTCGGTGATTTTTGCATAATAGAGCTTATCTAAGCCGATTGTAGCCATAATTTATTCCTCCAGTTCATAAGCTTTTGCCACATCAATGGCGTAATGGTGGTAGCCTGTATCGTCTTCATGACCGATATAGCGCCGTTCGGTTACGGTGATTTCAGCATTGAGGAGTGCGCTTTCAATTTGTCGTTTTCGCTGGGTGTAACTACCTTTTGAAAACAGCGACAGCCTGGCCTCCTGCGTTTCATATTCCGGCCGATTGTCCGCATGGAGCTCGTAGGAGTCTATAAGCGGAGTAAGCACCACGTACTCCTCCGGCGCACTCCCGCTGAACAAGCCTGTTTCAACAGGCACATTCATTTCATCCAGCAAGCTGTTTAGTTCGGTTAATAGACTCATAGCTTTGATATCTCCTTCTCCAGCTTGTCGGTCATTTCAGCAATACACGCTTTGCGTGAAGCCGTTTTCGCAGGCTTCAAAAACGGCTTTGCTGGCTGGCCTTGCTTGCCATATTCGATAATGTTGGCTATTTTTGCATTGGAGCCGCCATCACTTCTTGGCTCGCTGAAACCAACCTTCACATTGAAATTACCGTCCCGGTCCTGCTTGGCAGGTGAGAGTCCCAAGGCTGAGGCCAGCTCGCCTGTGGACTCAGAGGGCTCTTTTGTATCGCGCCCAATTACCGATCGCAGGTTATCCCTGACCTTATCAAGGACCGCCTCACCGCCGGCCTCCAACACCCTTGGGAGAATCTCGTCTGTTTTTTCAGCAAGCCTGGATACCTTTAATAGGAACTCCTCCGGCATTTTGACATCCACCTTAGCCACTTGAAATCACCCGCCTTGCGAGCACCTCAGTGTAGAGCTTTCGATCTCTGACATCCTCCACGCTGGTGATTTCATATCGCTCATTAGAGCAGGTAATGAGCATCTCTGTGGTGACTGTAAGCCCCGGAATTCTTCTGAACCGAAAAAGGGAGGTCGCCTCAGAAAAAGTCGCCATGTTGGCCCAGCGTTCATTGCCATGCCGATCCTCCTTATAGGCCCTAACAGAAGCAAGAATGCTCTCACCCTTACTGACAAAGCCTTCAGCATCCTTCACCGGAACGGTTGAAATAATATTGATAAAGGCATTCATTTTTCCATAGCTCACACGCCCCACCTCCGATCCAGCCGAAGCAGCAGGTTCACTGTATTCCAGACCTGCTGACTCGCCTGAACATTGTCTGAGAAAAAGCCGGCTGTCGAGCCATCCCTGCTTTCGTAGAAATGACCCGACAGCATGATTACGGCTTGCTCGGTGGTAGGCAGCATGGAGTTTTCGGCATAATACCCTTCTGAGAGGTGCTGATAGCTTTCCGCATAGGAAACAGCTGCCTTGATATATCCCTCCAGCAGGCTGTCATCCTGGTCATGCTCCAGAATGAGATTTGCCTTCACCTTGGGGATCAGTTCATCAACAAGTGCCATGCTGCATCACCTCCAAATATTAAGATGCCGACATCTGAAGCAGCTGGATGCCTTCAGCCAGAATGACCTTGCCGTCCACACGCTCGGTGGCAAGGAAGCCGACCTGTCCGGTTCCGGCATAGAGCTCGTTGAGTCTCTGGACACTGCGACCCATACGATCCGCAATCCAGTAGTTGGAGAAATCACCAAAGGCAATCGGCAGCGCACTTGCTCCAACACCCGGCACATAAGGCGAGGTATAGAGCGGATACCCAATGAACCTGTCAGGCTGACCCTGCTGGACACTAGGCTGCCAGAGATATGCACCGTTGGAGTCCTTCAGCTTACGAAGCGCCGATACGGTCACATCCTTCATCAGGAATACCGCATTTCTGCGGTACGGAGACTTCAAGGCATAGACCAGGTCAATCAGGTTGTCTACCGTGATATTGGTGGCGCTGCCGGCTGTAACTCCGATGGTTCCGCCACCGGATGCGAGGAAGATGCCCGAAGGCTGGCCTACCCCGGTACCTACACAGAACGCTTCCTCCTCAGCCGCACCAAAGGCTCTGGCAAATTCCTGAGCAATGTAGGTTTCCAGATCAAACATGCTGTCCTGAAGAAGCTCTGTGGATACCTTAACCAGATCCGTCAGCTTGAAGGCATCGATGCTCTTCTGGGCAAAAGTCGGGTTGCTTTCCGTATAGGCTGCATTTTCAGCGGTCCACTGTGCAGTGGAGTGTGTAGCCGCGATGGGAATCTTTCGCTCTGCCGAGGTGGTGATGACCTTTGCAAGGGAACGAATGACATTGGCCTCCTCAAGCCCCATTACAAGCTGGCGTTCAAATTCGATCGGGACTAGATAGCCGCCGTCTGCATCCACATCAGTACTCAGTACGTTATGCAGAAGCGGCTTCCCACGAAGCGCCTTACCGAAGTCCACCCTGTACTCGTCAGCGGCTCTGCCGGTCCTGAGCTTTCCATCCGGCTGGTTCGGCTGATTGGTGATGGGGTTGCTCGTGGCTTTGGAAAGCTCCAGGTCTATTGCCGCCTGACGTTCCAGTCGCTCGACCTCTTTCCCAAGGGCAACCACATCATTTTCCATCTTTTCGTAGACGGCCGTGTCCTCAGCAGACAGCAGACCGTCGTTACCACGCTTGGTGTCAAGGAACGCCTTTGCCGCGTCCCATGCTTTGGCGCGTTTTTCGCGCAGTTCAAGAATTTTACTCATAATATGTTCCTCCTTCGATTAGTGAGAAATTAAAGAAAGCCGCTTTTCCAGCGACTCTACAGAGGTTCCCGTCTTTGGTTGTTGTGCTTGCTTAGGTCGTACCTTCTCCAGCAGGGAATTGGTAACGGCCCGCCTTGAAAAGGCATAGGTTTCAGTGCCGGCTCGCTTCTTTTCATCCTCCAGGATGGCGTCGGCAAACCCCAACTCAATCGCCTTGTTGGCATTCAGCCAGGTTTCCGCATCCATGAGGCGAGAAAGCTTTGCCCGAGAGAGGCTGGTTTTGATTTCATAGGCATTGATGATGCTTTCCTTGACCTCCAAGAGCATATCGATGGCCTTTTGCATTTCCTCACTGTCGCCAATGGCGATGGTCAGCGGGTTGTGCACCATCATAAGTGCAGTCGGTGCCATGAGCACCTTTGTCCCAGCCATTGCAATAACGGAGGCAGCTGAGGCTGCAATCCCATCAATCTTGACGGTGACCGCTCCTTTGTAATCCATCAGCATAGCGTAGATCTGACTTGCCGCCACGCAATCACCGCCGGGTGAATTGAGCCAAATAACAATGTCACCCTGTCCGGCTTCAAGTTCTGTCTTGAAGGCCCTCGGGGTGACATCATCATCAAACCAGCTATCCTCAGCAATTACGCCATCCAGGTAAAGAATGCGCTCCGTGCTGTCTGAGTCCTTGACCCAGTTCCAGAATTTCTTCATGTGTTTTCCTCCGTTTCTGTGTTCTTTGTATAGGCGGCTCCGACATCAGCGAGCTTGACCATATTGCCGTTAACAAAATGCAGATTGCCGCCCTCCTCGTCAGATAGTAGGTTCATATCCTCCAAACTCCTCACATCGTTTACCGACAGGAAGCCGTTTTGAATGCCTGTGGAGTAGCCCTGCATCCGACTTTGGTAGTCACCTCGCAGCAGCCCGTCGAGATTGAACTTTATAATGACCGACGGTTTTTCCGAGGGCAGGATCAACGACTGCTGAAGAGCCTGCTCCCAGCGAACCACCCACGGGTCAAGGGTGTATTTCACAAATTCCAGCGACTGCTGCTCAATGTTGGAGAAGCTGGACTTTTCGAGATCACCCACCATATGCGGCGGCACCCGGAAGATCCTCGCAATCTCATTCAGCTGAAACTTGCGAGTTTCCAAAAACTGTGCCTGCTCTGGCGGGATGCCGATAGCCTGGAACTTCATGCCTTCCTCAAGCACCGCAACCCGATTGGCATTGCCGCTGCCTTGATAGGCGCTATTCCAGCTGTCCTTCACACGCTGAATATCCTTGATCACACTGGGGTGCTCCAGCACACCACCGGGATTCGCCCCGTTTGCAAAGAAGGTCGCTCCATACTCCTCGGTAGCAAGTGCCATCCCGATCGCATTTTTCGCCATAGCAATTGGGCTGTAGCCGATGAGCCCATCAAAGCCTAGGCCTGGGATATGGAGGACCTCCTCCTTGCGAAGCGTTATATAGCCACCTCTGGGTTTTACGTTGCTTTCCTCCGCATCACGGTAGTATGTATAAAAAAGCTCGCCAGCCTTGGAACGGCTGACATCCATCTTGCTCGGAAGTAATGGATAGAGTGCTACAACCTGACCTCGACCGTTACGAATGATCTGCGCATAGGCATTACCCCAAAGCAGCAAATGACTCATGAGGGTTTCTCTAAACACAAAGGAGGTCATCTCCGGGTTTGGCTCATCATGCAGCAGGTAATAAAGCGGATGCTGTGCGATTCGTTCCTTGCCGCCATCTGCCTTATATCGATAGACATGAAGCGGCAAACCTGCGACGGCTTCTGCGAGTATCCGAACACAGGAATACACCGCCGTGGTCTGCATGGCGGTGTACTCGTTGACGGCTTTCCCTGAGGTGGTGCTTCCGAAAAGAAAAGACAACCCGCTGCTTAAAAGGTTTTTAGGCTTATCCCTTGATCGGAATAACCCACTAAATAGGTTCATAGGCTTCACCTCCAAAATTCTTATAAAAAATCATTGACAAATTATTTCACGGGCGTTATATTGGATATGTAAAACAACGCGCGTAAAAAGGAGAGATAAACATGAAAGCAATCTTCAACGACTTTATCGCCGAGAATCCGAACTGCTCAAAGTTCGATGGTAACCCGGATGCAATCGCTATTTTTGACCTGCTGTCAAAGGATGATAGCATTATTGCAATGATCGATGCCTCAGAAGCTGGAAAACCTGCTCTTGCTGCCTGTGTTGACGAAACTGAAGCCTATTTTGACGGCCTTACGAATCCGGCGATAGATCTAAATGACGGCTTTACCAGAACCGCCGTGGGCAGAATGATAAAAACCATCCTTAATCCATTCGGTTATGAGGTTACTGTTCAAAAGGACCTGCCCAAAGCGTCTAGAGGTAAATACTTCACTTCGGCCTCCTGTTATGCTAAAACCGGAACTGCAACCATGAAGGTTGTCAGAACCATAGCAGAGGTTTAAAAAATCAGTAAGCCTCTTTCGTTATACACAGACTCAGAACTATCATTTCCACAGCGAATTGCTCGGTCCAGCGCCATAATAGTGGCTACTGTACCATCAATCCTCTCTGTGGATTTTTCTTTATCTGGCTTTACGTTGCCAGCTGGGTCAGTCTTGATGAAGATGTTATCCATCATCCAGCGAAGGACCGGTTGTCCTCCATGGGCAATTTTCTCTTCCAGTGTTAGCTTCATCAGTTCCTTGGTGGGCGGGGACATGTCCTTAAAGCCCTGCCCAAAGGGAACCACGGTAAAGCCGAGACCCTCGAGGTTTTGCACCATCTGCACTGCACCCCAGCGGTCAAAAGCAATCTCCCGCAAATTGTAACGTTCTCCCAGTTCCTCAATGAATTTTTCAATGTAGCCGTAGTGGACCACGTTTCCCTCGGTCGTCATCAAAAAGCCCTGCTTCTCCCATAGGTCGTACTGCACATGGTCCCGACGCACCCGCAGGTCAATATTGTCTTCCGGCATCCAGAAGTACGGGAGCACCTGAAACTTGTCGTCATCATCCAGTGGTGGGAATACCAGCACAAAGGCTGTGATGTCGGTGGTCGAAGAAAGGTCCAGCCCGCCGTAACAAACACGCCCCTCCAGTTCGTCCGGCGAAACAGGAAATGCACAGGCATCCCATTTCGCCATTGGCATCCAGCGCACCGCCTGCTTGACCCATTGGTTTAGCCTAAGCTGCCGGAAGCTATTCTCCTCGGCAGGATTCTGCTTGGCTGATTCACAGGCTGCTTTTACCTTATCGATATTGACCGTAATTCCAAGGCTGGGATTGGCTTTCTTCCACACCTTGGGGTCTGTCCAGTCATCTTCTTCAGTCGCGCCATAAATCACCGGGTAGAAGGTTGGGTCAGCTTTTCTGCCTTCCAGCAGGTCGAGGGCCTTCTGATGGGTTTCGTAACATATACTCTGGGTGTCCGTCCCGGCAGTAGTGATTAAAAAATATAAGGGCTGAGTCCTGGCATCGCCAGAGCCTTTGGTCATAACATCAAAGAGCTTGCGATTAGGCTGAGTGTGCAGCTCATCAAACACCACACCATGGATGTTGAAGCCGTGCTTTGAGTAGGCTTCTGCCGAGAGCACCTGATAGAAGCTGTTGGTTGGTAGATAGATGATCCTTTTGGTTGAAGCCAGAATCTTGACCCGCCGATTGAGCGCCGGACACATGCGCACCATATCAGCTGCAACCTCAAATACGATGGATGCCTGCTGACGATCCGCAGCGCAGCCATATACCTCAGCGCGTTCCTCACCGTCGCCACAGGTGAGCAGCAGGGCAATGGCTGCAGCCAACTCACTTTTTCCCATCTTCTTCGGGATCTCAACATAGGCTGTATTAAACTGCCGGTATCCATTGGGCTTCATAATGCCAAAGACATCCCGAATGATCTGCTCCTGCCAGTCGATAAGCTCGAAGGGCTTGCCGGCCCAGCGTCCCTTTGTATGAGAGAGGGCTTCGACAAATGCGACCGCATAGTCTGCCGCAGCTTGGTTATATCGACTACCTGTAGCCATGAAGGCTGTGGGTTTATATTTTTTCAACTTGCGCATTGGACTAGCACCTCTCCTTTCTTGAAAATGGACATAAGAAAAGAGCCTCAAAAATAGAAGCTCTTTCCGGTTATCCGCGCACTCTCTTTATAGTTTTTTCACAACATCCTCACCGTACACCACACCAAGTGTGGACCCGTTGTCCCAGCTGCAGAAGATGGTACCAGTATCGTCGATGAAATCAACCGTGCCTTGGTCACCGGGTTTTAGCTTGGAGTAAGGATCATTCATCTGCACCAGCTCGACCCGACAGCCTTTGGGGTATTGCTCACGCAGGCGGTTGACGGTTTCTTTTGAAGGGAAGCTATTCATGACACACCTCGCTATCCTCAACAGCCTTTTCAGGTCGACCGTTCTTGAAGGCCGAATTTCCACTCAATCTGCTGAGCAGGACTTTCCGAGCCGATTTGTATTCATCACCCACAAAACCCAGCCGGATGAGAAATACCCGGAAGGCGAATTTCTCATTGTCGACATCCTTCTCCCGAGCCGTGACCCTCTTCTGCTCCTTGGCCGCAGCACATAGTGCGCCGATAAACCGTGAGTAGGCAGCAACCTCCTTGCTGTCAGCCGGAAGCTTGAACCAGGGAAATTGCAGCGTGGTCTCCGTCCGCTCGATGGGGAGCGTTTCTCCACCAATGGCCTTTTTAATAAGCTTGGCCTTGCTGGCAATCAGTTTTTCAAGATTGGAGAGGCTTTCCTCTGTGAAGCCCTCCAGCGGCATTTCAATGGTCAGCAGGCCAGGGGTTTCACCATCCTCAAAATCAAAGCCTCTTTCCGAAAGACGTTCCATGACCATTTCGACCAGCTCGCTGCCTGTTTCAAACGGGTAACTGAGTGTTCCTTCCTTGTCGATGGAAAAGGGTCCGACTTCATAGGCAAAGGTCGGAGCACCCTTGTAGCTCATTGCTTCACCGACAAGCTCACTTACTGCCGAAACCAGTTCCTTGCGCCTTGCACCTGTTACGTTATACTTTAATTCCATAATCATAAGCCTCCTTCGCTTCTTTGGTATGTACATATATCACTCAGAAGCTGTGGAATAGCAAGCTATATATGGGCGTTAAAAGCCTCTATTTTTCTACACTTTCGGCAACTTCTACATCAGCAAAGCACAGCTTTTTACCGTCCCGAAGGAGATAGACCTCTGCGTCGGAGCCAACCTGCTCAATGTACCTCTTCACAATGACATCGCAGAACTTTTCATCCAGTTCCACGGTAAAGCACACTCTGTCGGTCTGCTCACAGGCGATCAGCGTTGAGCCGCTGCCACCGAAAGGATCAAGCACAATGCAGCCGGTCATGGAGCTATTCACGATCGGATAGGCAATAAGCGGAACCGGCTTCATTGTCGGATGCTCACCGTTCTTTTTCGGTTTCTCAAACTCCCAGATGGTGGTTTGCTTGCGGTCGGCATACCAGGCATGCTTGCCTGCTTTCTTCCAGCCAAACAGAATCGGTTCATGCTGCCACTGGTAAGGGGAACGCCCAAGGACCAGCGACTGCTTCTTCCAAATGCAGGTGCCGGACAAATAAAAGCCGGCATCGGAAAACGCTCTGCGGAAATTGAGCCCTTCCGTATCTGCATGGAAAACATAAATGCTGGCATCCTTGGCCATCGCTTTTTCAGTGAGGGCGAACGCATCAAACAAGAATTGATAGAATTTGTCGTCTGCCATGTTGTCATTCTTGATTTTACCAGCGCTGCCTTCGTAGTTAACGTTATAGGGTGGGTCCGTAACCGTCAGATTGGCCTGCTTTCCGTCCATCAGAAGCTCAAAGGTTTCAGCTTTTGTGCTGTCACCACAGACCAGACGATGCTTACCCAATAGCCACAGGTCACCCGCCTCTGTGATAGTAGGTTTTTGAAGCTCCGCGTCTACGTCAAAGTCGTCATCCTTGACCTCGTCCATACCGCCCATCAGCTTATTGAGCTCAGCAGCATCAAAGCCAAGAAGGGAAATATCAAAATCAGCACCCTGCAGTTCAGAGAGTTCAACGGACAGCATTTCAGCATCCCAACCAGCGTTTAAGGCCAGCCGGTTATCGGCAAGAATGTAAGCTCGCTTTTGAGCATCAGTTAGGTGCTCAACAAAAACGCAAGGCACCTCCTTGATGCCTTCCTCTTTAGCAGCCAGGATTCGACCGTGGCCTGCAATGATAGTCAGATCCTTATCGACAATGACCGGATTAACAAAGCCGAACTCCCGAAGGGATGCCCGAAGCTGAAGGATCTGCTCCTTGCTATGGGTGCGGGCATTTCTGGCATAAGGCACCAGCCGGTCAATATTTACTTTTTCAAAACGCTCTGTTGCGTTCATATTTCTTACCGTCCTTTCCGGCCCGATAGTAGGGCTTCCATAATATCATCCTGCGGATTACTCACAAAAGCTGTGGTGCAGTTCTGCTTGACGATGTCGAAAATCTCATACCAGAGTAGGTTCGCCTGCTTCTGAAAGGATTGGCTCATCTGGACAAAGGGGCTGCTGATTGCACCGCCGGTTGTCGGGTGCTTGCCCAGCAAGCCGTACAGGCTGATGGCTTCCTCGCATTGGATGTAGCGGGTAAAGGCTTGCGCGTATGCTTCGATAAGTCTTGGATTCACAAACTTCTCACAGCCTCGGTCCTTGAGCCACTTCCAGGTTTCAATAAAGAGCGCATCCGCACCCAGCGGCTTACCGTCCTTTTGTCTTGAGCTCAGGTAATCACTCGGCGGCGGTATGTCCTCGCCGTTTAGTTCAGAAGCACCTTCCAAGTCCTCCGCTTCCAGAATTGATTCAGGATGCAGATCTGGCACCTCTAATATTTTTGCGGCTTTGCCGTTTGTAATTTTATCTGCTATAGCTTGAGGCTTATCGCCGGCGCGAACACGCCTGCCACCTCTGTTAGTTCCGTCTTTTGCCACGCGCCATCACCTCCTCTTGCCGCAGCAGGGGTTAATCCCCCGTTTGAACCGTTATTTTTGTGCGCGTGACCCCACGCCCGTTCCACGCCATAAAGGTCACAGAGATTCAAACCGCCCCTACCGCCGTTCCCAGCGGCCACCTTCTCGAGCAGTGATCTCAGAGTGGCACGGCGTGCAGAGTGCCATCAGGTTTGTATAGTCATTGGTGCCGCCTTTGGACAGCGGCTTGATGTGGTGCACCTCTGTCGCCGGAGTAAGCTTGCCTTGCTTCTGGCACTGTTCACAGATCGGATGCGCTGCAATGTACCGGTCACGTATTCGTTTCCACGTCCTGCCGTACCGTTTCTTGACGGCGGGGTCGCGGTCGTATTTCTCATAACGTTTTGCTTCTTGCTTGGCGTGCTCCTCGCAGAACCGTCCAGAGGTTAGCCTTGGACAGCCTGGGTGTGAGCACGGCCGCTTTGGTTTGTAGGGCACTGGGATCACCTCGTTTTCGGGCATGCAAAAAGCCCCCGCAGGTTTAGCCCGCGAAGGCTCTTGATAAATTTTCATATTATCAGTCTAATATGTTTTCTCTTTATTTGCATCTCACAAATATCTCATTATATTTATTGACATACCTAGGTTGAAAAACTAAACTGTTTATATGGGAATTATTTAAAAGAAAAATACGCAAAAAGTGTTGACAGGCTTACTCAGGCGCGGTATTATAATGATAACAAATCCCACAGGCCTCTGTCTTAGACATGCACACTTTGTGGGCTTTTTGCATTTTAAGGAGTAAATATGGATGCTGTAAAACCTTTTCAATCAATTGAAGAACAAATAAAAACATTGAAAGAACGTGAACTGGACATACCCGAGGAGCAACGCGAAACTGCTAAAAAATTCTTTTTGAATAATAATTATTATCGAGTAAGCGGATATTCTCTAACCTTACGGAAAAACGATACGTTCTTCGAAACTGCGTCCTTAGAAACACTTATACAAATATATGAAGCTGATCGACGAATGCGTCATACTATGATGTCAATTACAGAGACTGTGGAAGTACGAATAAAGTCTTTGGTTGCCTATTTTCACAGTGAAAAATATGGCCCACTAGGTTATTTAGATATAAACAACTTTTCCTGCTCAGACAGTGGAAATATTCAAATATCTAAAATATCAAATTACTTACATATTACAAGAAAAGCTGATTCTCAAAAAAATATGATGTCAGACACAGAGCTTTACCTAAAACATCACAGAGAGAACAAAAACGATATTTTACCTTTTTGGGTCTACGTCGAGATTCTAACGATTTCAGATATTTCAAAATTATACACTATGTTAGGTGAGGATATTCGTAAGACCATAGCAATCGAAATGGGATTTCACAATTCTCAAGGACACAAAATTGTAGAAAATCTCTTGCATTGCACTACTATCCTAAGGAATATTTGTGCCCATGGTGGACGTTTGTATAATCGCCTATTTACGAGAAAGCCGTGGTTATCTAAAAAAGAAAAAGAATTATTAAGAGTCGAAGAAAACGGAAATATCATTTACGATAAACTATTCTCTTATATTCTGGTTTTGAAGTCCATTACAATGCCTTCTGATTTCCATTTTGTTGTTGATCATTTAAACCAAATCAGAGAGCAATATCCACTGGTTGATTTTAAACACTATGGATTTCCGGATAACTGGCAAGAAGTTCTGTAATAAATTTCTAAGAACAACGCATATTATTAAATAATAGATCCTACGAGCTAGTATATAGCGCAATACTGTAGGCCGAGACGATTAGCCCACTTTGGTGAATGCCAAAGTGGGCTTTTAATTTTAATCTACTTTCCATATAGCAGTAAAGCAAGCTGATTCAGCGCTTTCTCTTTCCGGCGGTAAACCTGAGCTCTCTCTAAAAACAACTTCTCACCAATGTTAGCAACAGCTTCTGTTTTACTGCCTTCATTTTCAAAAAACACTTTTAATATATACTTATCGTCTACGCCTAACGATTCCCAGGCAGGTTTGAACCACTTCATGTACTCTAAAGCCTGACGATAACGTTCTTTAAGCACGTCGATTTCATCAATTTCTGAGACAAGACGGTCTTCTAGGGCTTTCGTATTACACGCTTTTGGCATTCCTGTTGGGAACGTACCAACCGGCGATTCAATCTTTTCGTGAATAGCCGCAATATCCTCATCTGTATGCTCGATGATATACTCCATGTTGCTGTAATCTTTGAGAGCATTTATAGTCGCCATTTTCTTATCTAAATAGAGCCAAACAATATTCATTTTTCTATACCTCCCAAAAGAGTAGCTTTTACAGCAGCAATCAGAGCAGCCTGGACATTATCTTTAAGCCGCAGGGCTTTCATGACCTGTTCGTCAATCGTGTCCCTGGTGATGATATGGTGAATAACAACGGTGTCTTTCTGGCCCTGACGCCAAAGCCTGGCATTGGTTTGTTGATATAGCTCCAAGCTCCAAGTCAACGAAAACCATACAAGGGTGGACCCTCCGGCCTGCAAGTTCAGACCATGTCCGGCAGATGCCGGATGAATTACAGCGATGGGTATTTCACCATTGTTCCACTGGCGAATACTATCGGCTGAATCCAACCGTTCAGCAGGGAAGCGCTCCAGTATTCGCTCGAGGTCATGCTTAAACCAATAAGCAATAAGTACCGGCTTGCCATTGGCGGCTTCAATCAGATCCTCCAGTGCATCCAGCTTCCGAGCATGCAGGTGGGCGACTCCATGGTCTTCGTCATAAACCGCACCATTGGCCATCTGCAGCAGCTTTCCGGAAAGTGCTGCTGAATTGGCCGCATCGATTTCCTTGCCCTTAAGGGACAACACCATATCATCCTTCATGGTTTGGTAGTGCTTTTCTTCTGTAGCTGACATCCGGATGGGAACCTCATTCATCACCAGTTCCGGCAGCTTCAAATGATCGGTGCCCTTCATGGCGATGGTGATGTCTGAAATTAACCGATAGATAGCTTCCTCAGCGTCCGGCTTTGGCTTATAGGAAAACACCATTTGAGCGTTTCGCTTATCGGGGACAAAGAAGGTGGACCGATAGTTACCGATAAAGCGACCCAGGCGCTGCCCCATGTCCAGTAATCTGAACTCTGCCCATAAATCCATCAATCCGTTACTGGAAGGAGTCCCCGTAAGCCCGACAATCCGCTTCACGCCGGGTCGCACTTTCAGAAGGCTCTTAAACCGTTTTGCCTGATGGGATTTGAAGGAGGACAGCTCATCTACCACAACCATGTCATAGTCAAAGGGCAGACCACTTTTTGTTACCAGCCATTCGACATTTTCACGGTTGATGAGGTGTACCTGCACCTTTTGCAGCAGTGCTGCTTTGCGCTCTTGCTCACTTCCAACCGCAACCGCATAGGTTAACCCGGATAGATGCTCCCATTTTTCAATTTCGGCAGGCCATGTATCCCGAGCCACTCTGAGGGGAGCAATAACCAGCACTTTACGAATCAGGAAGCTGTCGAGTGTCAGGTCGAAGATGGCAGTCAGGGTGATTACTGACTTGCCAAGACCCATATCTAACAGGATCGCCGCAATTGGGTGCTGGAGGATATATTCGGTAGCATAAGCCTGATAGTCATGAGGTTCGTATTTCATCGATCATCCCTCCAATCAACATCTCGTCATCCAATACGAATACCAGAAAGCCCAAGCCCCTTAACAGCTCATGCCTTCTTATCTGCAAGGGCCGTGGTTTACAGCCCATCGCCTTAACCTCAACAAAGGCTATTTTTGCACCCGGTAAAAGAAGAAGTCGGTCTGGCATTCCATCAAAGCCAGGCGAAACCAGCTTCACGGCAATTCCACCGGCAGCCTTCACCGCCCGGACCAGTTTTTGCTCTATTAATTTTTCACGCATAAGAACCTCCTTGTGCCCATGTCTATGCCCAAGCAGTTAAAACTCTTACGCGCGTATATGCGCTTATACGTGCCTATTACTCCTTTACTACTTATAACTACAACATTTAATAGATGAGTTATAGGCACAATAGGAACAAGCACGCCTTGAACCCTGACAGATGAAGGGCTTGCTACTTTGCCCATCTTACGTGCCTTACTTCTTATAAGCTTAACTGGCATGCGCTACACCTCGCCTTCCAAGCGGACGAACACTCGCTGAGGGCCATAGAGCGGCACATGCTTTTTACCGGTTTTGTTGCCATCGAACTTTTTCCAGCCGCCGATTTTATTCAGGATGCCTTCGATTTCATAGGAGTCGCCCTTCTTAATCGATTCACGGGCCTTGCAAAAGCACTCGCACCAAATCTCCATGACGCAGACCTGGTTTCGTTTGACACTACCAGCCTTGAGCGGCTCGCCAAACTCGCCACCGTTGAGATGATTGCGGCGCTGATACAGGTCTAGCTTGTCCCAGCCATCCGGCAGCATGACCTCCAGGTATTCAGCAACCAGACCCTCGCGGTCGTCACTTTCCATGGCATCCCGCTGCTGTGTGACAGCTTCCTCTGCCAGAGCACCCTTAAGGAAAAGCTCCTCATGAGCTTTATACCGTTCAATGGCCTCGGCCCAAATCTGGTCCACCTCGGAAAGCTCCCAGGCATAATGCTTGCCATGACCCATGACGCGCACTGGCCAAAAGCGTCGGTTGCCGGTGATATCCCGTAGGAAACCGCCATCCGAGTTGGTGGTCCCAACGATGATGCAGGAGCGCGGATGGCTTTCTACCGACACGCCATAGGACTGTCGATATTTGTCGTCTGTCCTTGTGATAAAGGACTTGACCGTTTCCACGTCCATCTTCTTAATACCGGCCAGCTCGCCGAGCTCCAAAATCCAATAGCCCTGCAGCTTTTCCGGTGCGGTTTTATCCTTCATATCAGAAATAGACAGTGAGTCGGAATACCACGAACCGCCCAACTTAGAAAAGAGCGTGGATTTGCCGATGCCTTGAGAACCGTTCAGCACCAGGATAGAGTCGAATTTTGTCCCCGGCCGATAAATCCGGGCAACCGCTGCTACCAGCGTTTTTCGTGTGACCGCTCGGACGTAGGGCGTATCGTCGGCACCGAGATAGTCAATCAGCAACGTATCCAGACGCTCGATGCCGTCCCACTTGAGAGCTCCAAGATAGTTCTTAATCGGGTGATAGAGCCGTTCCACCGATACCACGCCAAGCAGCGCATCCTTGAACTTGGTCGGCGACCAGATCCCATAGCTGCGCTCAAAATAGAGCTTAGCGCAGGCCAGATCAGTATCGCTCCAGCCAGGCTTGACCTGAGGCCACGGCAGCTCGCCAACAACATCGATTAGGCTCTTGAACTGGTTGAACACAATAGGCTGCAGCGCCGGATCATATCGCAGGATGGTAGAAATATTGGACAGGGTGTCCTTGATCTTCCCATTCTTTTCAAGCTCCAGCCGACCTTGCCAATCCTCCTCTTCCGAAAACTCCTCCTCGAGCTGGAGCTTTCTTTCCTGGGTAAGCTGTGCCTTCACCCGAGCATCCTTCACAGCGAATTCGGACATCGCCTTAAACGATGTTTTTTCCTCAAGCTCTGTGTATTTATGGAGCCGAACCAGATCAAAGGCATTTAGGAGCTTCCCGCAAACCGGATCTGTTGCATGGTGGGAATAGGCGAACTTCCCGCCGTAAATAACCACACCGGCGCTGGAGTCGGCGGGAATATAGTCAAATCGCCCCTCCATCGCAGAGGGCTCATAAACCTCCGGTAAAAACTCGGTAATGGCATTCTCAATGGAGTAAGCCCTGCAAAAGGCTCCAACCACACCGCTTTTCTCGAGCGGGTCCTTTTGCTGCTTTAAGCTATGCTGGATAACCTCCGACTGCCGTTTTGAGGTTGGCCAAATGGAGGTATCCCGCCAGTCTGCATATTTTGTGAGATAGGTATCCGGATCAAGCAGGGAACCATCCTTTTCCTGGTACACAAACTCTCCGTCCGAGGAGGTGGAAGGCCAGTACATCAGGCGCGAAGGTTCATAGGTGGTATCATCAAACATGTCGATGCCGATTTCCTTGGCTACCATGCGCCCCAAAGCCGGATATTCATCCTCACTGACCTCGCGTTCCAGTGGGATGACCAAGCGAAGGCGTGGCGCTTCCGGTGTATGCTTATGGGTGGAATACAGGCAGCAAGCCCAATCATAAAGTGACTCCAGCTGATCCCAGGTGTCCGGCGTTGCATAATCCATATCCAGTGTGAGTAATGACCGGCAAAGCACATAACCATTACGCCTTTTGCCCTCGCGAAGTGCTCCTCCAACGAAGCCGCCGATATCCTTAATGGAATCCTGGCGTGTTTTTGTCAGCTTGCGAAACTCGGATACCGTTTCCGTGGTGCGTCTCGTGGTCCGAACCGTGTCCTTGAAGGCTGGCCAAGTGATGTCCTTGTTCTTCCACCGCTTATCCATACGGCTGTTGCCGACAGCTATTTTCATTCGAATTTCTCCTCACACTTGTCGCTAAAACGTCGAATGGGGATGCCGCGTTTTTTTGCCTTGGCGATTTCCCGTGACATGCCGTTTGATATATAGCGGCCAAACACCCAGAGCTCATCGCATTTCCCGAGCCAGACCAATCCGAAAAACAACCCAAGCTCCCGCTCAGAAAGGTCATTTTCATCCAGCACCTGCGGATAAAGCAGGTGGGGAGCGAAGGGAATCGCCCCACTTACCACCGCAAAGTGTGTGTACCGGATAGCCCTCATGGTGTTAGCTTCAATATCACCGGCAAAGGGTGAACAGATGAACACACAGGGCTTCCACGCTTTTGCTTTTTCCTCCCGGACTACAGCTGCTAGGGCATCGGCAGCTGTGGGATCGGGATAGCCTTCCGCATTAAATCTGTCCATAGCTGCTACCTCCGCCGAGAAAATAGTTGATGAAGTACTGCTGGCCCTTGCCAGTAACCTTGGTGGTTTTGGAAATGGTGACATGACCATCGGAGTGTGTGATAGCCGTTTCCTTGACCTTGAACAGCCCCAGCTCCATAGCCTTTTGGGTTGGTGCATTGTAGTCGGTGCCCTTACGCTTAATCAAGTAGCCATCCTGACGCAGCCTTTCGAACAGACGATTCTGACCGATTTCGATACCGTTGCCCTTCAGGATTTTGGCGAGCTCACCAATGAGAATGGTTCCATCCGACACCGATACTGCATCGGCAAAGACCACCTTAGGCTTGTCTGCCTCAGCCTGAAGCTGCAGGCGTTCCTTTGCCTGACGTTCCTCTTTTAATGCAGTCAGCACCTTGATCCAAGCATCTGGATCATTCATGATTTCTTCCAGCTTTTCAGAGGTAACATAGGCTCCGTGCTTTCGGATGGATGGCAGAACTTCGTGGGTAACCCAGCGTTTAAACTTCCTGAGTTTTTCTTCTCTGTCAGCGATATACGCTTCACTTACACCACGCGCCTTTGTTGGCTGCATGGCAAAGAGCAGGGCATACAGACCAGCTTCGTTTACCACAGCCAATTGCTGATTTCCGCCAGGGGTATTCATTTGCGTATACCCCTTTTCATCCTCATCAAGTGTTTGCATTGCACGGTTGCGATTTGTCTCCCCAAACACATCGCATATGTCTTTTGCGACCCACCAAGGCTCGCCGCCCTTTTGAAGCGTTCTGACTTCCTTCCCCTCATAGGAGAAAATCTGTAAATTGTTCATATAGAAAAACCGTCCTTTCTGAAGGCGCGAAGATTTTTTTAGTGCCTTCGCTTTAAGCCAGGAGAAAGGACGGTTTCGGACGGTCTTTATAAAATTTTCTAATCTTTTTTATAAAACGGGCACACAAAGCCATCGGCACGAAGCAAAAGCCCCTTTGCCCATGCTGGTGTTTCGCTCATTTTTGAGCATAAGTCTTGGAGTGAGAGCTTTTCATCTGCTTCGATTACAATTTCATCATGGACGTGCATGACGATTTCGTAGTCCTTGAAAGCCTGCAGTGCATAACAGAGAATGTCGCGGGAGATGGCCTGGACGATGTTTTCCACCAGCTTCGGACCATAGGTTTCGATCCGCTCCCACTTTTTCGTTGCCCCTACACCCTCATAGGTCACCGCCTCGCTTCCAAAGCGGTTCTGACCCAGCGTCGGTTTTACATAGGAAAGTCGTCTGCCGGAGGGTAGCGTTATAAACAGCATGCCGCTTTTGCACTCAAACCCTATCCCGTAGGTTGCTGTTACAGTTCGCTCCCGGACTGCAGTCATAGCAGCCCTGTCTACGTCCCACCAAAACCGGACTATATAAGTATTGGACGACCGCCAGGCATTGACCAGCGGCTGAAGCTCCTCCTCAGCAACACCCATATCAAGGGCACCCATTGCTTTCAAAGCGCCGACAGATCCACCGTAGCCAAGGGCGAGCTCAGCAATTTTACCTTTTTGCCTTAAAGGACTGCCCTTGGTGATTTCCTCAATGGGAACATGGAACATCTGACTAGCCGAGGCTTCATAGATTCGGCCGTGGCTGGCAAATACCTCGTTTCGCCAGGTCTCGCCGGCCAGCCACGCAATAACGCGGGCTTCAATCGCTGAAAAGTCAGCTACTATAAACTGATGGCCGGGTTTTGGTATAAAGGCGGTTCGGATAAGCTCTGACAGCACCTCAGGCACGGTATCGTAGAGTGCTTCCAGCGCCTCATACTGACCAAGCCTCACCAGCTGCCTGGCTTGCTCCAAATCTGGCAGATGGTTTTGAGGCAGATTCTGCACCTGCACGAGTCTTCCAGCCCAGCGCCCGGTCCGGTTTGCACCATAGAACTGCAATAGTCCGCGAACTCTGCCATCAGAGCAGACCACCTTTTGCATCGCCGTGTATTTCTTGACACTGCTTTTGGCTAGTGACTGCCGAAGCTCCAGCACCTTACCCAGCGGTTCAGGCGCAGTTTTCTGAAGCTCCTTCACGGCAGCCTTGCCCAGGGTATCGGTTTCTAAGCCCTGTTCAGACAGCCACGCCTTCATCTGAGTGACCGAGTTTGGATTGTCCAGCTCAGTCATTTGCTGCATCAGATATGTGAGCTCCTGTTTGGCTCGGTTATCAAAGCGGATAGCCTCACCAACCAGCTCCATGTCCAGCCGGATGCCACGATCGTTTATTTCTTGATCAAGGATATAGTTTTGCCATTCAAAAGGCGGCACATGGAACTTGTGAAGCTTCTCTTGTATCTCAAGCTCGGTTTCCACATCGCGGACATTGTATGCTTTATACTGCTCCCACTTTTCCGGGGCATCAGCCGGCAGGTTTCTCTCACGCCCGCCATTTATCTTTGACGGCTTGCAAGGCATGGAGAAGTATCGGATCAGGTCCTTTCCTTCCTTGAGCTTTTGCTTTTCAAGTCCCAGCACCGCTCCGGCCCCTTCCAGTGAAAGGGGCAAGCCAAGATAGGCAGACCATACCATGGTACAGCGCCATGAGGCTGGGCTTATAAATTGGCTTTCAGGATTATTCTGATCCAGCATTATGCCTTGCCTTGATAGCCAGCGGGATAGGCATATCCGTTCAAACTGGGCATTGAAGGCCCACTTTATAACTGTATCATTAGTAAGAGCTCTGATGATTTCTCCCGGGAGAGCTTCTCCGCTGGCAAGGTCAACGACCTGTACTTCGCCGCCGTCAATGGAATATCCGAATAACAGAATGTCGAAGTCTGGCGACTCTGAGTATTTATATACGCCGCATCTGGAAAGATCGGCGCTTGAGAATGACTCAATATCGATTGAGAGTGTTTTCATATGACCTCCTTAGCGGAAAAGGGCGGCAAAAAATCCCGCCGCCCAATCCTTTGTATGATGCGTATGTCCTTAGCCAAGGAAGTCATCGCCGTCATAATCTGATGCAAAATCATCTGCAGCACTGGTTCTGCCACCAAGAGGCTCGCCGTCCTGAACCTTCTGAATGTTTCCAAGGCCGCAGGCGACACCTCGGTTGCCGTTGGAGTTGAAGGCATAAAAATTAATGCTGACCCTTGCGTATACTCCGGAGTAGACCTCCGAACGGCTCATGATCGGATTCAGGGACTTGTCCACGATCTCCGGAGCAGAATTGGAGTTGGCGTTTACAAAGTAACTATCTGCATATGCCTCATCGTCAGGACGATCGATATCACCGTCACGGAGCGGAAGCTTCAGAGCTGCTTTGCTGGGGATCTTCCCGCCGAACTTACCGCGCCCTTCTTCAATGGCGGCATCTACCGCTTTGTTGATAGCATCGATAGTTTTGCTATCGGACTTGGGGATAATGAGGGAAACACTGTATTTCTCTGCGCCTCCGTTGATGCTCTTAGGCTCCCAGACATTGGCATAGGATAAACGCACGATGCCCGTGACAACCTTAGTTGGATTGACCTTTGTTCCTGTGTTTGTTCTGTTTGCTGTGTTTGACATATTAAATTTCCTCCTTAAAATCTTGTTTTGCGGATGTATTGATTTCCGGTCGTTTATCGGTTATGGGTACCAGCGACGGCTTTCCCTGCGGCTTTTCGATGAATTGACCAAGGATTTCGCTGAACCTTGGCTTACCCATCAGCTTTTCCATTTCGGTGAGAGTGATCAGGGATTGCCTGAATATGTCGCGATAGCCGGCAGCCCTTGCTGCTTCTGCGACCGCTTCTTCATCCCTGTACTTCCTGTTTGAGCGACCTTCGACCAGCTTGAAGCCGCACCAGTGCTTGCCGTGACTCAGTGCTGCTTCCAAGGCGTAGGACTTGATGTCATTTGCCCAGGCTGTCAAGTCATCAAGCTTAGCTAAGATGTTTTCTATGTCATCGTCGGTGAGAATTGGCGGTAAGGAAAACTCAAACCGCGCAAGATTCAGTTTTTCCTCAGCCCTAGCCCGACACTTGACTGCTGCCCGACAGAACTGGCACCACTCGCCGCAGCGATATTCGCCGCTGCCGTCAAAGGCTTGATTTGCTGTTGGTACCAGAGTTTCTTCTGCCCACTGATAGAGCGATTCCTTAAAAACTGTATAGGTGCTGACATTTTCCCTGCGTGGCTGATAGATTGTCATGGACACTTCGCTGATGTCGTATATCCCGTCGAATAGGTCCAAGGCACCGAGAGCATACAGCTTCATCTGCGGGTTGTCCTCGGCATGGACCAACACCCCTTGGCCGTACTTTAAGTCAATGATGTGAAGTGACCCGTCACCAATGACTACGCAGTCTCCCGTGCCAAAGCCGTCCGGTACGAAACGTGAAAAATTTAGACGCTGCTCGATTAGAATCGCAGGATCAGAGCAGGTTTGCTTTAGCCCTTCGATGGTCTCCAGCACGAAATCGACGTAGTCATCGGTGTAGGCTTCCATTTCATCCGAGTCATACTGGGATACGGGCCTTTTCGAGCGTAGCTTTAGGACCTTTCGCAGCTTGTGTTCAGCGAGTGCATGGGCAGCAGAACCCTCAGCAGCGGCCTCGCCACTGTTGTCGGCAAATTCCCGCTCCAGCCTTGCCGAGGGGGTGCAGTTCATCCAGCGATGCGCACCGGATGCGGAAAGAATCGCATGCTTACTCATTTGAGCACCTCCGCGTCCACCAACAGATCCGCATAGTTTGTCGGATCAATCTGACTAAGCTTTGGTGCTCCATACTTTTCAAGAAGCCCCCGGACCTCTGCGGTAAAGCCTGCCTGGCTTTTTTCGGCCAATGCTGCTCTGACCTGCTCAAGTGATACCGGCTTTTCTGTGGTTTTGGGTTCAATAAAGGTCGGTACCTCTGGTTCAGTCTCGACAGGTTCGTTACCCGCCATCGACTCTGCAGCAGCTTGGATGCTATCCGCCAGAGAGCGCATATTATCGACCACATCAAGGAGTAGCTTGATTTTACTCACCGTTTTCACCTCCCTCCTCAATGATGGACAGCGCCTTTACGCTGTCGCCGGGTACAATGACCGTCAGCCTTTGCTTGTCGCCAAGCAGGATGCGCACTAGTCGCTCCCGCATGGTGACATGTCGGCAGCCAACGATCCCACCACCCAGTGGTTCCTTTGAAACACTGATTCTGAGCGTGTGTCTCATGTGATTCACCTTGCCTTTCTGAAGGCTGGTTTTGTTTGTGCCTTCCGATATAAGCCAGGAGAAAGGGCCGAATCGGACGGCCTATTCAAGAAATTTTCTAAGCTTCTTCTTGGCACGATCAACAGCATGTCGAATCGCGGATTCATCCTTGCCTTCAGCGATAGCAAGATCGGTGTAGGTCCATCCCTCCAGCAGGCACTTGCAGATCAGGTATTGTTGGCGATCATTAAGACAGGACATGGCATGACGGATGATTTCGGATTCAATCATGTCAGCGAGCATGTCTGTGCCATCACTGAAAAAGCGGACTTCTTCATATTCAAAGGTTGAAAGCTGGGTATGGCGATCAGGGCGAGAGTTTTTACGATCGTTTTTCTTTTCTGCTTCAGTTGACTCTAGGTAGAAGGTTCCGACTTCTTCGGATACCTCCAGTTCGATGATTTTGCCTTCAGTATTTTTGTAATTGATTTTCATTGTTTGGCTCCTTTCAGGGCAGGAGCCAAGCGTGAGATATAAAAAAGAGCCGAATGGTCACGAAATACAAAAAGCCGGATGGTTACGAATTTGCATTTCGTAACTCATCCGGCCATTTGGTAGCTCGCACTCGGCTCCGTTGCTCGGTATGAATTTATGGTCTTACTTTTTCTTTGGCGACGGTCTTGTCTGTGACAACGCACTGCCCGCCACTGATTTGGTTTTGGCGCTGGTTCTTCCATCTCTTAACAGGGACGAAGCCTTACGTGCAACCGATGGGGAAGTTTGCTTGCTATTGCTCTTAGCCATGGGAATCACCTCCTTTCATTAGGATCAGGCTGCAGCTAAGATGCCTTGATCTCCATCTCCTCATTGCATGGAACTGAGACGAACTTTCCGCACTGTGGACATTTGAGGGTTACCTCAACTTCCTCCTTGGGAAGATTCGAGATATCAAAAGCCCTTCGGCCGCAGTTAGGACACTTCATTTTCTTCATAGGCAGTCTCCTCTATTTGTTTCGCAATATCGCTTCTCCGCTTTTTAGCGAAGTTAAGGGGTAAAAAAATTTGCTTTGGGAAGAGGAGCATTTCCTAGATGGGAAGATGCCCCAATTCCTTGAGCCTTATCTCAGCAGATTGTTTTGAAACCTGATAAAAAGCTGCTGTCTGCTCGATAATCCAACGAGTCGGTGGCATGAGATTTGCCGCAATAAATGGGTTCTCACGACTCTCTACCAATAGTCTTTCGAATACCGATCCTACAGTTTCTTTGGGCATAAGGATACGTGGCGCTATTCCGTTTGCTTGCCATTCCATCCAATCCTCATCGGTCCATTCGGCATTAAAGTTTTCATTTTTGATATCAGTGGGACATCGAAAGGCCAGTGCGGTCTTTCCGTCAGCTACACTTGCCAAAATCTGATAATTTCTATGTTTGACCCAGTGAACACATTCATGCGCTACGGTATTACGCTTACTCCCAAGATTGCGACGAGTAAGGGTGTCTGGGTCAATAATCATCGTGCCCGGCCTTACTTTTATTTCTCTGTATTCATCATTCTCCCGATCATAAATTTCAGTTAGCCCTCCGGTAAAACACATTTGTCCCAATACACTAAAATCTTCGGTTAATCGTCGCTCAACAACTATGAGTCCCAGCTTTTTTCTTGCTATTTCTTCAATCGGAACGGCCATTGGTGACTCAAGTGCTTCAGGATAATATGACGACAGGAATGCCGTGGCTTCATCATCAAACTCGGCCTTACTTATACGAGGTACATAATCGTTCAGCTTTACTTTTGAAGGCATAGATTCACTCCTTATCGTCCATTTCTTCAACAACCTTTTTCCAGAAGTCGTCTCCTAATTTCTTATCATTTGCTCTGCGCAAAGCTAACCTTACATGAGGTATATCCTCGTCCATAATGTAACCCGGTAAGTCAGGAGCTGCTTCATTACGTTCACGTCCAGCAAGATCGAACATCTCTGCCTTTTCTTCTGGGGAGAGGTGAAGTACCATCGCAATTCTTTCAAGCAATTTCATTTCAGGAGGATTACGTCTCCCTTTAATGATGTCTGAAAGGTAAGTCGCTGTCATCTCCATTGCTTTAGCAATATCCTTTAGCATTATGTCGCCACCATCAGCTGCACGCCCTCTGCGCTTTTCATCTATGAATTTTCCAAATTCACCAGCCATTTTCAATATCCTCCTTTCGTTGTTTAGCGAATACGCTTATTCGCTACTTCGCTTTTTAGCGTATCACATTTTCTTTTACATGTCAATTCAAAAAATAAAAAAGCCGCGCAAGAATTTTCAGCGCGACCTTAAGTGGTCCATAAAAAACCAATTAGCATGTGGCAGGTTTTAAGTAAATAAAGGATTGAGGCGGATATTCAACTCCATATTCGGACAGTTTTTTGGGTTGATCATAGGCTTCAACATTCTTTAGCCTGTAGGCAACTGCTTTCTTTTTACCTTTGTAGTATGCTCGAAAAAAATTATAGGTAATACCAGCAAAGTCCTTAGTTTGTCTCCAGACTTCGTTAATATCATCTTCTATGATTTCCTCAATTTCAGCTTCAGCTACTACCATCTTTTGCGGAGCTGTTGCATAAATAATGATTCTATCAACGTCGGATTTGCACCGTACTTTTCTGAATTCAAACTGTTTTTTCCCGCTGAGAATATTTTCTACATGTTCGGGATTAATTGATAATAACATTTGGCACATCAATATGACCCTCCTCTAATATTGCTCTTAGCTGATCCGGTGTCAGGCGAGCTGTAGTTGGATAACCGTCTGGCCAATGTCCATTGTTCTTTAGCCAAACCCAATTTACATTGTTCCCAGCTCCAAAGAAGCCATAGTACAGCATCTCAACGATAACCAGCGTGCGATCGTTGCTGTATTTTACCCGAATCTCATTTTCGTCAAATACCGATTTATTATTAATACGTCGGAGCAGATCATCCAATGACATTTTGTAACTGTTATCCTCTTTTGCCACGATAACATCCGTAACCACGCAATATGACGTAATACACGATTTATAGCCTTTTGAACCAGCATTCCCTGTATATTTGCGATAAACAAGAATTGGTTCACCAATACAGTAAGGCAGGCGGCTGGTCGGAGAACCGATATAAATCTTAGTCATACCGTTTGCAACCGAAAGTCCGACTTGTTCTTGCAAAGTGTTTCTTAACTCTGAATGCGGAAACAAGGTATCGTGATAGACGTCATCCACAATAAGGTATCCGGCATTTTGAAATGCTGGATTGATAAATGGAAATGCTCTATATGGATCGCTGTAGTCCACACTTGACCGGCTCTTTATGTACACACACTCGCCATTTGGATTATGTCCAGCAAGCCAGAAGCCAAAACGCTCTAACTGAGCAATCAACAAATCATGCTTTTCAAATACGGTCACATATATTTCCTCTGTCTTGGATTTTTGCCACTTCCAAAGAGCAAGACCGATAGCACCCTCGCCAAGCCGCTGCCCACGGTAACGCTCTGCGAGACGAAGTGTACTGATTTTAATTCTTGGCTTTGCAGAAAGCACCCTTTCGACCAGCTCTAGTGGCTCATTTTCATCCTTGAGACAAACAAAGGCGCCTAAACCATCCTCATCATCAAATACGAGAGCTGTTGAATCCGCCGCTGCTTTCTTTTGAAACCACCTTTCAAAGCCAATGTTGGTTGCATTCGCTGGGTAGTCTTCCTTGAGAGAATCAAAAAATGGGTCTCTTAAATCTATTTCAGCGAATTTTTTAAACGTAAATTTACCGGCCAT